CAACCACACAAAACATGCCAAGCATCCAGATGTGTGGAAGTCTCAAAAGCCACAGATAACGTCAACTGGCTCATATTCATCACTAGCATCGTCGTCGCCATAAGTGGTAGTGACCATTTGCGCTACGTACGCTACTGACTCCAAAAGATCGTCATGGACGTTTTTAGTCGGAAACATTAGGTATTCGTCAACAAATGTTGACCAGTCAATATCTCGATTTAAAGTGATTCTGCCATGCTCGAATAGCCCTTGAATAGCCCACACGACCCTATCAACCTTGTTCTGATTTCCATGGGTGAGTGGTTGTATGTGGCAGAAAATATTATATTTTCTTTGAAGATCGGAAATATATGGCATGACAGCATTCATAGTTGTGCCTTTTTCTATTCCGATTTTTAGTGGCTTAAATTCTCTAATGTTTTTAAGAATTCTGACGGCTGTCTCTTTCACATCCCATCTGCCTGCTTCTACCTTACGGATAAACCATTTCCCCTCGTCCGTCACAAACACCACGGCAATGGCCGTCCTATCGAGGCTGGAGTTCTTCTTGCTCACCGCTTCAAACCCCGCCAAGTCCACCGCTATGTATGTGCTGTACTCACCCTTGGGGGCAGTGCCGTATTTCAACCATTCTTCCTTGAACGTGTCCGTGCCGCTGTTATCAAAGGACGCCATGTATTCGGATTTGAATGCGAAGGTGCTCATGGTGCGCTTTGCCGCAGCGATTTCATCTGGGTGGATCAGTGGGTTATCCGCCGTTGTGAAGTGCCACGACTTCCATTCTTCGTCTTCCTGATTAAACAATTCGTAGAAATGATTCCTACCCTTTGGCGTTCCAATAAACATCGCACGTCCACGCCGGTCAGATAGTGACGCCCGGATAACTTCCTCCCACGCGCTTGGCTTCATGTCCGCATACTCATCGAGCACCGCATATGAAAGGGACACACCACGTAAAGTATCTGGTCTGTCCGCGCCCCTCACATAAATAACCGCACCATTGGCAAGTGTTATCTCGGAGTTGTTGACATGGCTGCTCTTAATAACGTCACGCCCGATCTCCAGTAACAAAGACCAGATAATCACACGCGCCTGTGACTGCGTGGGGCTCACGTACATTACCCCCGATCCGTTCGGGCACTTTAATCCCTCAATCAGAAGCGTTACAGCGGCCATACGAGACTTTCCGCATCTACGGCCAGCGCAAATGACCTTGAACCTTGCGGGATCGTCCATTACTTGGCGCTGCCACGGCAACATTTGAAATGTTAGATCAGACATTTGTTTTGCTTCCTTATCAATGCCGCTTCTCGGATTGCTTTCGTCCTAGTAGCTATCGCTTCTGGTGTCTGCTTTTTTCCACGCAGAGCAAGCGACTTCTTAGCACTAGACTCCGCGCTTTGCTTTTTTCCTGTTTGGTTTTTACGCGCTAACTCTCTTGCTTCTGGATTTGCAAATTGCCTAATTGCAGCCTGCCTCATCCTTTCAAGTGTTTCTTCCGAAACAAACCTGCCCTTGTGCGCTGCTCCTATCTTTGCTCTGTGCTCAGGGCTTTTAATCGCGCCTGCCGAACCACCAGCACCACCAACGCTAGCGTTTACCAACTTCACCCCCATAGAGCGCAACGTGTCGATAAGAAACTTCTCGTGCTCAAACGCTTCTGATTCTAAGGACCAACGAGCAATTATCTCGACTTTGACACCGTGTTTATCTTTTACTCGGTTCCAATGGGTACTACGGTGTGTTGGGCATAGCGCCCGTGCGCGTTTTTCGCTGCCTTTTCCAATATAGAAAATTGCGTTAGTGTCTTTGGTGTAATGTGCGTATGTGCAGAACATTTGATACCCTTCACGGTAGTTTGAAAATGCGTCAGTAATCAAATGGTGAAGCAATTGAAAGCCTTGCAAAGCCTGTCCTGACGCTTCCATTATAAATCATCCATTGATTACGGTTCATTTCGCATGACTAATATGCGTCGGAGTATCTAGCGTGGAGATATTAATCTGGATGGCCGTGCGCTGCTCATTCTTCGCAGCCTCAAAGGCTGACTGCGGAAGTATCCGGTCAATCGTCAGCTTTAACGCCGCCATCTGACCAGGGTGCTCATCGTTCAGAGCGATGGAGATGACTTTCGCCAGTAGCTGACGTCCGTTGTCGTTTGAGAGCAGACTGTCCCGGAGTTCATTAATCCTAGACTCCCGCGTCACCTTGTGCTTGACCTTGGGAGCCGCCAGTAACTGACGCTCCGCATACGCACGCTTGTTCGCTTCGCTTCTCTCTCTCGCAATCTGCTTTTTCTCTTCAGGTGTCATTAGACATTCTCCTTTGGGTGGATTATGGCAGTGTGAGTGTGAATTTCAAAGCTCCTGTTTCAAACAGGACCTTTTCCTATTTTTCTTTTTTCAGAAACCGGCAAGCTACCTAAAGCTAAGAAATATATCGACCGATAGCCCCCCCTGGCCTGTCGCGTCGGATGGATGGGCTGGATGCTGGCGCTGGCTGTGGCCGACCGACTGCACGGCTCACGACCTGCACGCACGACCTGTGCAGTGAGTGTGCATCGTGCGTGCATGAGACTTAACATAAGACTACTCGTATAAATCACATGTAACGTACATGTTACATGCTGTGATTTCTAGGGGATTCTCTAGGATGCTCTATATATATAGAGCAATGCAATGCATCCCCTGGAACAGAACGATGCGCCTGGCGTCGATCTAGGGGGATGGACGGGGCAGATGGGGACACCATAAGGGCGAGCGGCAGCACCAGCTTGTGCCCATTCCCACAATACATACCATTTGCCGATACCATCTATATACATTCGCGCACGCTTATATAAGCCATCACTTATATGTCCTGGCTCTGGACATCCATTCAACATGTTAGTGCCCACTAACATTGCTTGGACCTACCATCCCACATACTGTATATCTTTACAGTATTCCGCACTCACATTCGCACAATCACAAATTCACGCACGCACAGTTCTAAGGAACTGTGCTTGTGAGTGAATTTTTGTGTTGTTTTTGTCACGAATCACAAATGGGTCGTGAGGTCGTGATGTGAAATGTGAATTTTTGTACATCTTGTTACAAGTACTCTCACAATTCACAAATGCAAAATCACACCCGTGAATTTTGCTGACTTTGTTACATTTGTAACAATTTGTAAAGCACATTGAATCCTGTGTATGCTGCACTAGAATATATTACATCAACAACTAACCAGGAACTAATAATGCACATCTCATATTTTCACCACTGCGCAGCTTGCGCAGTTAGTGGTGCAAAGCCACTGCCCTACGTGGCTTGGCTCAAATTAACCGCAAAACTCCAAGGAGAATAATAATGCAACGCATCACAGATAAAGACCTGCAAGCAGTTGTTGATCGTATCAATCGCATCACTGGTGCACCAGAAACATACTCAGACAAGCAGCCTGATGGGTCATTCAAATCTAATATCGGGAACTATTGCCTAGATGGTGCGTATGGTGGGGTATCGCTGCATCGTGTACGCACGACTGGCGGCGGTTGTGAAGATGTCCTATCTTGTGGACATGTGACTAAACGTCAACTTTACGAGTTGATGCACGCTTGGATCAGAGGCTATAACGCTGCTAAGGAGTCAGTGAAATGAAAAGGCCTACATTCGAACAGGCTAAGCGCGCCTATATAAACCGCTACACCATGGAGCATGTACCCCAATGGGCTAGGAAAATCTGTACTAACGGGTTTTTCTATGCACCTAAATATCGCACGGATCTGGAATGGTATGAAAACAGTACATTCACAGTAGAACCCGATTGGTTCGGTACTGGGTCAGATTGTCAGTCGCATAATCAAAGCTGGCCGCTAGGTCAATGGCTTGATGAACCCTTTTACACAATTTGAGACAGATGATCGGGGCACGACATGAAACGCTATTCAATTGACGATGATGAAGACTATCGCGCCCAAGATGAAGCGCGCTTTATGGCAGATGATCAGCCTGATGACGATACAGAACCAGGTATCTGCCCTCACTGTAATGGATCAGGTGAGGGCCAATATGACGGCAAAACCTGCCGTTTCTGTAAAGGTAAGGGGGAAATATGAGACAACACTACAAAATTGAAAGGCCATACTGGATTGAGCGGGTCTATGACATCGCTCTCGCTGTGGCTATCGGTCTACTTCTTTCAGGGGTGCTACTATGGGAATAATCGCAATGATCATCGCAGTGGTAGCATGGACTATTAGAATCTAATCTACCAGCAAAAATAAAAAGGCCCTTTAAGGGCCTTTTGTCATTTCTATCACCTGTCTTTTAGCACCCTCAAACCCTCGGCCTACGATGCACCTGTGACCGATAGATTCAAGGTATTGAATCCAGTCTTTTTGCTCGGGTGATAGTACACCGCCAGTCTGGCGCTTCATTTCGATCCATAGATTCCATTGCGGGATAAAAATATCAGGTACACCTTTAGCTTGTCCTGTCGCTTTCATTTTGGCTGCAACAGAAATATGTCTATGCCCTCCATTTGGTATCGACATCAACCTAATGGATGGATATGTTCGTTTAAACCATTGCACAAACCACATTTGCTCTTGATCTTCACTTGGTGTTTTGTCAGTCATAGCAGCCTTCCATTTTCATTGGCCCAAACAAACGGGTCTTTAGCGTGTTTTTTACAGTTGCAAGATGCGCAAAGCAATTGCAAATATTCTCACTCCTGGGTAAGTCTTTCGGAACCATGCCACAAATTCAACTTGTTCTAGGTGTTCAGACTTCATGGTTCAGCACCGACAAGATTGCAATACCAAGCAACAGCACAACGGCGCAGCAGAAAACCACGGCCAGCCTTAACGGGAAAGTTACCCAGTACATTATTTTCATTTCCAGATCCGATCTATAACGGTGAAGAATTTTCCATCTTTCCTATAGGATATCTCATAGGGGTGATTCGATTCATTCATTGCATCTGCTATTTGCACTAAGTCTGCCACCTTATAGTCAAGCAACGCCCCAGATTTGGCAGCTATTTCGGCCAGCAATCGCCTCGATTTGGTGCCAGCATACCCATCATGCGTAACGGCAAGATATTCGGTCACAGGCAGTTCTGACAATCCGCCATAGTAAGTTACCGATAACATTTCTTTTCCACTGGTGCGGCTTATATGCTTGCGCCAAGTCCATTGACTGACTTCCATTTCTATTCCACTCTCGCCCATGATGTCGAGGTTGGAAAGCCTCATAGGCGGGGTTTCCGTGGCAGGAAACGGTGTTTCACAAGCTGGACATACCTTCACACTGGCGTGGCATATTTCCTGGCAGTTCTCGCACACCTTTACTGGTGCCTCGCCTACCTTGTCGCCTTTCTTGGGTGGTGGCTTGACGTTGGTGATAGGGCCATGCTGCTCTACCACGCCAGCAAAATCAAGCACCAGGCAATCGACCTTTCCGTCACATGGCCTCATGCCGCGAACAGCCATTTGCAAATATAAACCCGGAGATGCAGTAGCGCGTAAGAATGAGATGCAATCGAGTGACGGAAAATCATAGCCAGTTGTTAAGATTCCAACATTGCATAGTGCTCGAATCTTTCCTGATTCGAATTCAGATATTTTTCTCTCTCTTTCGGCTTTGCTATGCGTTGCATCTAATGATTCCGAGGATATTCCAAACGATCTCATGCATTCCGATACAGCTTCTGAATGAGCAACACCAGAGCAAAAAATCAACCAGTGTTTGCGATTGCTGGCATATTTGATAATTTCTTGCACCACTGAGGTATTGTGGTCATAGGTGTTGAACCGGGCCTCCATTTCTGCCGCTATGTATTCTCCTTGACGTTTATGAAGTCCATCAGTTTCCAATTTGTGGCTTGTAACTTTTGATCGCAATGGGACAAGATGACCCTTAAAAACAAGTTCCTCGATGCTGACTGGTTCCAGAATTTCAGAGAATATCGCTTCCTTGCCTTCAGTTATTAGTCCTTGTCCTAGTCTGTAAGGGCTAGCACTAAAACCAACAATCCTCATAGACGGATTAATCTCTAACAGTTCTGAAATCAGCTTTCTATAAATACCGCTTTCTGTGTTGGACACAGAATGAACCTCGTCGATTAGACAGACATCAATGTGACCAATTTGTTTTGATCTCTTAGCAACAGACCCAATGCCAGCATAGGTGATAGGTTCTCCGATCTCACGCTTCCCAACGCTGGCGCTATAAATTCCAAGTGGCGCATTCGGCCATAGTTTGCGTAGTTTGTCGGCGTTTTGAATTATCAATTCTTTGGAGTGAACCAACATAAGAATTCGTGTTTCAGGCCAGTTCTGCAAAGCATCTTTTGCCAATGATGCAATCACAACAGACTTTCCAGATCCACCCGGCATATTCAAAACAGGATGACCGTCTGAATTTTTCTCAAACCATTTGTAGAGCATTTCAAGTGCTCTAGTTTGGTAATCACGGAGTTGCATTTTTTGCCATCCTATCTTTTGCGTGTAACTTCTGATCACGCATAAAGCTGGTCAATGCTATTTTGTTGGTAGTAGCGTAGGATGCTCACCCCACTATCCTCCCGTCAAATTCTTGACGTAGTTGCATAAGCCGCTCGTCTGGGATAGCGCAGGCTTCCGCATTTGCTAACAGTTCAGACGATGCATAGACACCTTCACCGGGTTCGCCATTGGCAACGCCAAGCCCATTGATCTCATAGACTGCAACCCAGTCGCTGGGGCTGTCGATACGCTTCCAAGGCACAAGGTCAGGATGCAGGACATGTGACTCGCAACCTGTGTATTGGTGTTCTGTCGGTACGATAGCATCCCACTTAGCGCAGTGCCATGTGCTATCTGACAATGGTGTGATGTGGGCGCAGGTACGGCAGTTGACATGCTTGGTTGTCTTGGTCTTATGGCAAAAAATATGACCGTCGCATAGCTTGCATTCAAACCATGAAGGATCAGTGCTGATAGGTGGTGGCAACCTGTCAGTCAGCGCCAGCCGGTGACCTCGATCAATATACTTTTTGGCGTGTTCCTTGTCATATTCAATGCGTTCTGTATAGATTTCGTCGTTGTCTTTACACACCGCAAGGTACAGAGCACGCTTCAAACCAGTGCCATACATGTAAAGCTGCATCTGTGTGTAGTGCATAGGCTTTGATTTCATGACGCCATTCTTGTCAAGGTCATTGAATGACTTCAGACTGTGCGTCTTGAATTCCAGAACATGCTCAGTCTTTGGTGCTTCCGGTATGCCTTGACCGATACCATCCAGACTTCCAGAAACGTGACATCCCAGGTCAATTGCCAACTGTGACTGTGTGACGGACATTCCTATAGCGCGAAGGTCACTGATGATGGTGGCCTCTTCATTGTGGCCGCGACGGAACAGACGTTTGATTCTGCCTGGAAACTCAGGCTGCACTGCCCACCGGAAAGACAGCCAGATCCAACGGTCGCAGTAATGACCAAGGCCACTACAGCCCATGTGTGGGCGTGGAAGTTCTTTCTTTGCTTCGTGTGCTTTGTCGATCAGAGAAGTTATGGTAATATCGCGTTCGGGTATTTTCATGTGCCCACCTTGGTTGTTGATAATTGACTACCCCGGCTTTACCACCGGGGTATTTTTTTGCTTACTTCTTAGCCCACGGTGGAGCAGACTTGGCCGGCGCTGAGTTCGGTGCAGGAGCAGCATAGGCTTGAGCAAGTGCAGGAGCACCACCAATAGCCTTGTAACCCTTCACCTCGTTACCGGCATACTCGCCAGTACGAACAGACAGCTTGATAGACAGTTGACCGCCAATGAGTTGGTCTGTGTCGCGCACCTTTGGCAAACCGATTGCAAGCATCACTTCTCGTAACTGCTGGCGTCCGATTTCCTCTGCCTTCTGGCTTGGATTCTTGATGTTCAGGTTTCCGAACACAACCCGGCCTTGATGCGTAGGTCCAGTCACGGTGTACTTGACGGCAATGTATTCGCCGTCGCCAGCCTTGGTTGCCTTCAGTTCAGCACCGCTGATAGTCGCTGTGTACCAGCCATCAGGCAGCGGGTCAAAGTTTCCGTTGCCAACAGGCATGGATTCAACGTTAAATTCTTGATCTAAAAAAGCCATGATTATTCATCCTTAGTAATTGTGAAAGTTGGACGCCCGGGTGTGGACGTGATTGCATCAAGCAAAGGACGGGTCACTGCTTCATCAGCAGCGCTCCATACCTTTGAATTGATTTCGGGCTTCCAGCGAAATAGGCTGGAAAGGTGTTCTGTAAGGCCAGCCTCTGCTGCAATCTCTTGCAGCTTGTCAGCGTCAACCTTGCGATTAATACGTCCTTCGACTTTGATCTTGTATCCGAGTGCAATGAAATTCTTGGTTCCATTCAAGTCGGAAGGAATATTTGATTCCTTAATCATTCGATCCTCAAGCTCTCGGCGGTCAGCAATGGCTGCTGCTTCAGCTTCTTTTGCTTCCATCCATTCAGAGTACAGGCTCATGATGCACAACCTTTCTCAAGTGCAAGTGCTGCATCAAGTAGTGCATTAGCCATCTCCAATGCCTGCACCACGGTCATGGTGTGTTGGAATCTCATATTCCCACCATCTGATGTGACAACAACGAAACTTTTACCTTCAAGTGAGCCGCACGTACCAACTTCAACAGTGGCAGCTTCAGTGAAGTTTTTGATTGATTTGTAATTCATGATGCACCGCCAATCTTGGCAATGATTGCGCCCAAGTCTGGCGCTTCCCATGCTCCGAGCTTTCCACTGCGATCCTTGGCAAGCCAAAGTCCGTCAGAGTCGCACATCAGCGCACGTTGGGTTGCACCATCAGCATCACGCTCAACACGCAGTGCTAGTACCTCATCGAAGTAGTAAGGTAATGCCTGCCCGGTCTTGTTACCAGGCATTGATGGGCTGTAAAGCACACGGCCCATTTCGTCCTGAGTCTTTTCCAGCTTGGCAGTCATCAGGACATTGCGTCCGGTGATGTCGCGGAAAGCTCTGATGATCTCAGCCATCTGGTCAGCCATCGCACCATATGCGGCACGTGGGTCTTTGTTGACCTTCTTCTCATGGTTAAGCACCACTTCAGCGATCTCGCTGATACTGTCCAGCGCGATTGATTTGTGGTCAGATTGCGAAACCCACTCATAGGCTTCCTTCAGGTCAGCCATTGATCCAATCTCGATAAATTCAATGTCGGCGTCTTGGATAGACAGAAGTCCACCTTCGGCTGACAATACGATGGGATCAGGAAGCGTCTTGATAAGCGTTGTTTTTCCAGCGCCAGCAGCTCCATAAACAAGTAACTTGACGCCGTTTTGGGCAAGTGTGCCCGTTTTCTTCAGTTGTATAGCCATGTGGCCTCCGGTTGTAGCAACGGTCTGGAATTCAGGTTGTTGCGTGATTGCATTGTAGCACAGGTTTATGATACAGTGTCAAACACTTTTTAACAGAAATGTATTTTTCAATGTCAGATATTTCGCACATCTTTGGTGGAGAGTGGTCGCCACCTAAACCTAAACCAACACTACCACCGGAGGATCAACTAAGACATGCCATGCTTGAGGTTGGCATAAAGCCGCCAGATGACATCAGGCTTGACGGAAAGATGCACCGTTTCAACAGCGGAACCAAGGGCGACCGTGGGCACGACAAGCCGGGTTGGTATATCGCCTTTGCTGATGGTGTTCCAGCGGGAAGATTCGGCTGTTGGCGATTGGGTGTTGAACTGACTTGGCAGGCCGAGATCGGTAGATCACTGACAGTAGCCGAATCAATGGCACTGACCAAGCGCATGGCAGAGGCAAAGGCACAGCGCGATGTGGAGATCGCCAAGAAGCGTGAGGTAGCCACAAACACCGTGGAGCTAATTTGGTCACAAGCAGCCGCAGCAAGTGCAGAGCATCCATACTTGGCACGCAAGGGGATCGAGACACACGGAGCACGTATCACTGGTGACGGTCGCTTGATTGTTCCTCTTTATTCTGCTGATGGTGAATTGTCCAGCCTGCAATACATCACAGCAGATGGTGCCAAGAAATACCACGATGGTGGTGCCACTGGGTCTATGTACTGGGTCATAGGCTCACTGGATGAGCCAGGAACGATCTACATAGCAGAAGGATTCGCTACTGCTGCAACTGTCAGCGAAGAGACTGGTTGCCCTTGTATCGTGGCATACAGCGCCAGCAACCTTGTGCCTGTGGCTGGCATCATCAAAGAGCAATACAAATACGCAGACATTTGCATTGTGGCTGACAACGATGCATCTGGCGTAGGACAAAGGTACGCTGAGCAGGCAAGCGCCAAGCATGGCGTCAGGATGGTCATGACACCAGAATCTGGTGACGCCAATGACTACGTGCAAGCTGGTAATGATCTGGTTCTGTTGCTTAGTCCACCAGTGTCGGCTGAATACTTGGTCAGATGCACTGACTTCGCGTCCAAACCAGCACCAATCTCATGGCTTGTAAAAGGATGGCTGCAAGAGCAGGCACTGGTCATGGTGCACGGTCCGAGCGGGGGAGGAAAAACCTTTGTAGTTTTAGATTGGATGATGCACATAGCAGCAGGCAAGCCACTATGGTTCAAGCACAAGACCAAGCACGGAAAGGTGGTGTATCTAGCAGGTGAAGGACACCACGGATTGAAGGGGCGTTTGGCAGCGTGGATGCACCACAATGAGGTGTTTGATTGCGATCTGTGGGTATCAAAATCAGGATGCGATCTCAATACACCAGATGGTTACAAGAAGGTAGTTGAAGCAATACGCCATCTGAAGATACGCCCTGATGTCATCACTGTGGATACCTTGCACAGGTTCCTGCTTGGTGACGAGAACAGCGCACAAGACGCCAAGACCATGCTTGATGCCTGTGCTGCATTGATGCATGAATTCCAGTGCAGCGTGATCCTGGTACACCATACTGGTGTATCTGAAGATGCGCAGCACCGAGCGCGAGGTTCAAGCGCATGGCGCGGCGCATTGGACATTGAAGTGAGCATTGTCCCAAGCAAAGATGACCAGTCAATCCAAATCATCCAGCGCAAGAGCAAAGACGCCGAGATGGTCAAGCCGGTCTACGTCGATCTGGAATCGGTGGAAATACCCGATTGGTTTGATGAGGATGGCGAGCCAGTCACCAGCGCCGTGGTGGTGGAAGGAAAGAATCCGCCAAAGGATTCACAAGTCAAGGCAAGGCCGCTAGACACGTTCGAGAAAGCATGGTTCGCGTCAGGTTGCGAGGATATTGGTGGATCGCCATATCTTTCGAGGTCAGCCATGAAACTCTACTGCGATCAGAACGAACTCAACCAGCGCACAGAAGACAACAGACGCACCAAGTTGATTAAGGATGGAATCTTGCAAAAGCTGCAGGACGGCTGGATCGTCATTGATGGCGTTGAATCATCAGTGATGATGATGAAAAAATAAGTTGGACAATATGAAAACTTGTGCTAAACTTTTGTACATGAAACGAATTACATCACTTAAGGCAAAGTTAAAGGCCGCTAAGTACGAGTTGAAGATGCGTAAGCGCACCAGCAACAGTGCTACTCGCGCCTATAACAAGGTAGTAAAAAACATCAACCAACTGGAGGAAAAAATCCATGCTAACTTGGCGAACGTTTCAAAGTCAGATTAACGAACTGACAGAGCAGCAGCTTCAGACACTGCTTGACGAAGAAAGGTCAATCTACAGGCGTGTCTCTATGTTGGTGCGTATTCACCAACGTCTATGTACCGTTAGAGCCAATCGTGAAAGATTGGAGATCATGAAAGATGGTGTGAATCCATGATGAGCACCAGTGAAACACAAATCGGTGGAAATCATTACCTGAGTCAGAAGATTGAACCGTGGGATGTGATTGACACATGGACACGTGAGCAGCAGATTGGATTTCACAGAGGTAATGCACTGAAGTACATCATGCGCATGGGTTCAAAAGACGAATGCAAGCAGGAAATCAAGAAGGCTATCCACTACCTGCAAAAACTAGTTGAGGTGCTGGAATGACCATTGATGCTGAGCACAAGTTTACCTATCGATATGAGTGGTGTCCCCATGAAGGTGAGTGGTTGGGGATAGTGGATTGGGGAGATTTTCATAGAAGTAGAGCACTTACAAGTGCCAGATACATGACGCAGTTCGTAAATGACTGTGTTGCTGAAATCGTAAATGAACTGCGTGAAGAGAACGCAGAACTAAGACAACAAATCAAGGATCTATCGTGAACCCCTACATACTTGAAGAAGCCTGCGAGGCGTATCGCAAGGCGTGGCTGCATGAAGTTGCGATCTATGTCGCATTGATGCTAATCAGCGGAACAATCGGCTATTGTTTTGGATCTGCATCATGCTAACCAGAGCCGCGCATAACTGCAAAACAACGTTTGTTGGTGGGGTTAATCCTTTCATAGTCGCCGCCGCATTCGCGCCTGTTCCTGAGCCGACACCACAGGAACCGAAAGGCTCAAAACTAACGGGACGACCACCGATATTGCAGAGTCAGATTTTCTCGTTGCTGGCCGACAGAAAGCCACGCACTGCTTTGGAAATCTCTCTGGAGATTGATCGTAGGCACAAATCAGTGGAGCACGTACTGTGGCACTTAGCCAAGTGCGGGATGATTTCCAGCAAGCTAGTCAAACGCGAATGCGTTCGTCCGGTGCCGGTTTATTCACTTTGGAGTACAGAATGAGAAAAGAACTGATTGAACGGCTGCGTGACTACGCCTACGAAGGCGATCCACTGTACTTGATGGAGCAAGCTGCAGACATGCTCGAAGCTGATGCGC